GCGCAGGCCGCAGTTCTTTCGAAGATCGATGGTGCTCTAGCGCTCACATACGCTTCGCAAAAAGGTACCCCGGGTATTCGAGCCATTAAGCAAATGATGGCCGACGAAACTTGGATGAGCGGCAAGGAAGCCAAAGACAACGGCTTTGCTACCGAAATTCTACAGCCTGTCGACAAGAAGTCACAGGCGAAATTTGATTTAACCGTATTCGATAACGCTCCGGAGTCGCTGAAGTACAGCGACGAAGACGAGCCGAAGACGGTGAGAGACGCGGAACGCGCCCTGCGGGATGCAGGGTGGTCACGAACCGAAGCACGCAAGGCGCTTAGCCATCGCGATAGCGAGCGTGATGAAATTCAGCGGGACGCTGAAACAGAACCAACAATTGATTTGAGCCAACTCGTTGCCGAATTCGGCGACTGGAATATTTCCAAAAGGAATTGAGTTTTAATGCCCGTTGAACAGAAAGATATCGACCTTATCGTTAACCAGACGAAGGCGATCAAGGAAGACACCACCAAGCTTTTCGAGGCCGCGCAGCGTGATCTTGCGGCCCTTCGTAGCGAACTGGATACCGTCTCCAAGAAGGCGCAGCTTGACCCGGTGTTCGTCAACAAGATTGACACCATCGCCGCGTCTGTTGAGACTCTGTCAGGCGCACATGAGAAAGACAAGGCCGTTCTTGCCTCGCTCGAAACCCGTGCTGATGCTCTTGAAGCCGTGAACAAGCGCCCCGGCGTGCGTGGCGGTTGGGCCAACGACGACGAAGCCAAGGCCGCGAAGGACGCGTTTGAATTCCACAAGGCGCGTCTTGTGTCGGAAGGCAAGCTGAAGGCGTCGGGTAATTCTGAGCCCGATCGCGAAGCTATTCAGACGTACTTCGATGCGTTCCCGATCTATATGCGCTCGCGTCCAGAGCGTCTGTCGGTCGACATCAACGCCGCGATGACAACCGGTTCTGATCCGGATGGCGGCTACACCGTCACGCCGACTTACAGCACGAAGGTTGTGAGCCGCGTTTATGAGACTTCGAACCTTCGCGCCCTCGCGGACGTTCAGACAATCGCAGGCAAGGAATTGATTGTTCCTCGCGATGAAGGCGAGTTCGGTTTCGGCGGCTGGGTCGGTGAGACCACGGCGCCTAGCGAGACTTCGACTGCACAGCTTGGTGAGTCCAAGATTGCGGTGCATGAGATGTTCTCGGAGCCTCGCGTTACGCAGCAGATGCTGGAAGATTCCGGCCTTGACGTTGAGAGTTGGGTTGCAAACAAGGTCGGCCAGAAGTTTGGCCGTATCGAGGCGACTTCGTTCTTCACCGGAACTGGCACCAATCAGCCGCGTGGCATTCTGACTTACGCCAACTGGACAACCCCGGGCGTCACTCAGAACGGCGCGATTGAGCAGATTGCTTCCGGTGCTTCCGGTGCTCTTACCGCTGACGGTATCTACAATCTCGTTTACTCGCTGAAGGATTTCTACAATCGCAACGCTTCCTTCCTGATGTCTCGTACGGTCGTTCGCGACACGATGAAGCTGAAGGACGGTCAGGGGAACTACCTCTGGCAGATGGGCGACGTAAAGAACGGCCAGCCGTCGACACTGATGACCTACGCTATCAACCGTGAGGAAGATATGCCAGTGGTCGCGACGAACGCGCTTGCTGTTGCCTTCGGTGACTTCAAGAGCGGTTACCAGATCGTCGACCGTTTGGGCATCACGCTTTTGCGCGATAACCTCACTGCCAAGCCGTACGTGAAGTTCTACAATCGTCGGCGCGTCGGTGCTGACGTGATCAACTTCGAAGCCTTCAAGCTTCTGAAGGTCGGCTAATAGTCGAGACTCGCGGGGGTGTCTGAGTTGGCATCCCCGCTTTTCATTTCCGTTTTTCGTTTTTTAGGAGTCGAGGCTTAATGCCCATTCGCGATCTTTTCAACAACATCAATCCCAAGTTCGGTGTTCTTGCAACTACCACGTCCGACAACACCGCTCAGGTTTCCGCGGTTGTGGATACACTTGGCTACGAGTCGGTTACTTACGTCATTGCCGCCGGCATTCTTGCCGATGCCGATGCTACGTTTGCTGTTACCGTTGACGAAGGCAATCAGGCCAATCTTTCCGATGCCTCCGCCGTTGCGTCTACTGATTTGCTCGGTACGACTGCGCTCGCTAGCTTCACATTTGCCAACGACAATCAGTGCTTCAAGATTGGTTACGTCGGTAACAAGCGCTACGTGCGCGTGACTGTTACGCCTACCAACAACACCGGTTCTGCGCCGATTGCCGGCGTGTGGATCATGGGTCAGCCCGCGCTGAAGCCAACAGCGAATCCGCCGAACTAATAGACGGTTCACTAATACAGGGCGGCATTCGTGCTGCCCTGTTTCTCTTTGGAGGGGATTCAAATGGCTACAGTTCTCAAGAATTTTCCGTACTCGCCTAACGGGTGGGACATCGTACATCTTAAGACAGGTGACGAATACGAAGACTTCGGCGAAGCCACACAGGGCCTTGTCGACGAAGATTATATCGAAGCTGAAGGCTTCACGAAGTCCAAGAAAAAGAAATAATGAAGTCGATTCTTACGGTCGTAACGCCAGCCTCTACGCAAGATTTAACGACGCTTGCGAACGTCAAAGCGGAGATTGGAATCACCGGGACGGCCGAAGATACGAACATCAATCTTTGGATTGACCAAGCAAGTAGCGTGATCGCTGGCGAATGCAATCGTGTGTTTGGTCAAGAAACGGTGTTAGAGTCGTTTCGCGTTCGCGCTCCGATCGGCATGCAATGGCCGGAGTATGAGAGAATCGTTCTGACACGCAATCCTGTTGCGTCAATCACAACGTTGGTGGAAGACGGCAACACGTTGGTGTCTGGAACTGATTATGAAGTCGATAAGGACTCCGGAATCATTACTCGCCTGATAGGCGACTTTGAGCGGCGTTGGTGGTTCCGAACGCTGGCAGTCACGTACGTCGCTGGTTACCAGCTACTCGGTACATTGCCGGAGGCAATTGAGCGAGCATGCATCTCGCTAGTGAAGCAGTTTAGATACGCTGCGCAACGCGACCCGCTGCTTAAGAGCGAAGACATTCCGGGCGTGCTGTCGCAAACGTTCTGGGTTGGTGGAGTAGGGGAAAAGTCAAACGGCTTGCCGCTTGATGTCGAGACGCTGATTGCGCCTTACCGGAATCCAGCTATTTGATTTCGGTCTCTGCCACGTCAGCAAGCCAGCCGTCGGAACGCTTCAGGTTCACGAGCACACGAAGCAGGATTTGCAGCGGCCTAGGTAGCTGCAAATCGCCGCTGATGTAGCGCCGCGACGTGCGGGGGTCGATACCCAGCCGCTTCGCAGCGCCTACCTGTGACCACCCTAGGCGCTCTACGGCCCGGGCGTACTCAGTTTCTGGGTAATCGTAGATTCGTTCACGTGCCATTGCACACCATGCCGGAAACGATGCGTCGGGTATCTTGAGCGTAGCCGCGTTCCCAAGCCTTGAATAGCACGGTGCCAGATGCGTAGGGGTTGGCTTGAACGATGAACTTGCGTTCGCGCAAAGTTGGACCGTGCCCGCCGAAATCTATTCTGTATGCTCTCTTGCCTTGACCGTAAGCGCGGTCAATTTCGTTCTGAGACTCAGTCATTTTTCGAATCCTTTTGCGCACCCTAGGGCACAACGCCCTAGTTCGTCAATAAAAAAATAGAAGGTAGATCGCGAGCGCGGGAAAGCCCGGGATTGCGAAGAGCAAAGCAACGGCCAGATGCGACATGACTCGCCCCTTTCGCGGGCAAGGCTAGGGCTGGATTGCCCTAGCCGGGTGGTCGTCTCGGTTACTGCTTCGGTGCCGGGTATCGGCCGATGAACTCTGCATCTGCGGGAATTTCGTTCACCTCAACCCATTTGCCGCCCTTCACAGAGAAGGAGTCGTTCCGGCGAGTGAACATCTCGATTGGCTCGCTCTTCAGGATGCGGCCACCCCAGAACAGGGCATAGCGTGTTTCAGTCTGCGCCGCGTTGTTTGCGACAAGCCAGCCAAGAACAAGAGTCTTGCGATCAGCTTCGTTGAGCCCGCCGATTTTGGTCTCGCCGTTGAGGTACTGTGCGTAGGTGGTCATTTTCCGTCTCCGTTTCTGATGTTCCATTGATAGGGCCAACCGCCCTATGAGTCAACACCTATTTTGAGTAATTTTATGTCGTATGCGGAATCCCTCGCGGCTATCGAAAAGGCGGCCGGGGATGCCCCTAAGCAACCCGCCTATGAGCCAGCGCCGGGGAGGGGTCAGGCAGCCCAACGTAAACCGGCCGCAGAGGCCACAGAGAGGCCCGCCCATTGACCGTAGAGATTGACGCACTCGACAGGGGACTAGCCAGATCAGGCCAGACAGTGACGCTACGGCGGCTGCCTACGGTTGATCTAACCGGCATCCCGGCAGTAGTTCGGGGCTACCAGCCAAACGAGCTTACAGAGGGCATTACCCAGCAAGATTCCTTCGTGATCATCAGCCCCACCCAGATCAACGCCGCGGTGTGGCCGGGTGCGGGGCAATCTCCTATCCCCAGCAAGAACCGGGGCGATATGTGCTTCATCAACGGGGTTCTGCGATCGGTTCAGGCCGGGGTTGGCATCTACGTTCGCGACGTGCTTGTCAGAATTGAGCTTCAGGTGCGTTGATGGCTATCGCGGTAAAGGTCGACCCCATAGACCGCGATATCAAGGCGTTCATTGACGACACGCTTTCGACCGCGGCACAGATCAGCGAGCTAGTAGACTTCGCTCTTGAGAGCAAATTAGCCGCCCAACTTATCGACGAACAAATTCTAGAGCATGCCGTCACAGTGAAAAGCTGGATTGATGGTGTGCTAGATGCCGGCGAACAGGCAATCAAGCTTCACAGCGTCATCGTGTACGAGTTCGGACTCGTTACCGACGTTCTGCAGTTCATCTACGACGAATTGCAAAAGCATTCCCCGATCGGTTCGGGCCGTGATCTCCACCCGGGGCTTTATCAGTCGTCGCATATTCTATTTGCGGACGGCATCGAAATTCCTGTGACGGACAGGATTCCGGAGGCTCGCGAGTACGTTTTTGTAAACACGCTGCCTTATTCCACCAAGATTGAAAGCGGCCAGTCATCGCAGGCACCGCAAGGCGTTTACGAGCTAGTAGCTTTTCAAGCACAGGCAAGATTTGGAAACGTTGCGAAGATTTCGTTCATTGATTACTTGGGTGTCTTCAGTGGGACGACAGAGTCTTACGCGTTAAGAGGACACAGCACGAAATTGCAGCACAACAAATCTACGAACCGTCACCCTGCAATTAGGGTCGCGGTCTAATGGCGTCGGGCGCAGTATTCGACGCAATCAAATCTTACATTTCATCCTCTTGGACAACCACACCGGTTCGCTTTGAGAATGAGCCGCTAGACCCACTGCCTGCCAGCTTCGTTGATGTTGAAATGACAGGCACGTTCTACGGACAAGAGTCGATCGGTGCGAGCCATCAGAAAGATAATCGATGGGATGAGGAGGGAGTCCTTTGGCTCCGTGTTCTTGTTCCCATCAACACGGGCGGTTCAACCGTCCGAACATACGCGAAGTCACTTGCCGATTTGTTCAGGGGCCTTCTTCTTCTGAACGATAGCCTTGAATTCAGAGACGCGTTCATTGGCAAGGGCCAAGGCGGCCACGAGAGCGGCACGAAGTATGCCGTGACTGTCTACATCAACTGGCGCCGTATGGAAGCCTAGTCAATTTCAAAATCGAGTTTGTTTGCAGCCGCCTTTGTGGGCGGCTTTTTTATTGAAAGAATTTACCTTTGACTTCTGCAAATCGTACACAGTTGGCCATTGTCCGCGAGACCACGCCGGGCACGACTCCCGTAACTCCGCGCATGCGTACAATGCGTATCACCGGCGAGTCGCTTAGCTTCTCCCCGAATTACGTTGACTCTGATGAGCTTCGCGCAGACCGCATGTTGGGTGACCCCATCAAGAACATGCAGGCTTCGGCTGGCGGTATCAATTTCGAGCTTTCATATCCAGATGACAATACGCCGCTGTCTGAGTGTATTCGCTCCGCGATGTTCAATGCGTGGGCAAATCGTCCCGTCTTCTACAACGATGGCGTTGCGGACTCTATCGTAACCGATGCGGGCACGGTCGCCAACACTTACGCTGTTGCCTCTGGCGGCGCCGCTGTAGTTGCCGGCATGCTGGTTCGCGCAACTGGCTTTACAAACTCTGCCAACAATCAGGTTTTCAAGGCCGCGTCTTCGACGGCAACCACGATCGTCGGCACGGCGCTTTCGCTCACTGCAGAAGCTGCGCCACCCGCTACGGCCCGCCTTAAGGTAGTTGGCTTCCAAGGTGCTTCGGCGGACATCACCGCAACTTCTACCGGGCTCCACTCCACCGCGCTGAACTTGACAACGCTTGGTATTGGCCCGGGTGACTGGCTGAAGGTTGGCGGAACTGCCACTGGCGATAAGTTTGCGACGGCAGCCAACAACGATTGGATTCGCGTCTCTGGTACGGTGACCGCTACGGATATTCCGTGCGACAACCTGCCGGTTGGTTGGGCTGTCGACGCAGGCACCGGCAAGACCATTAAGGTTTGGTACGGCGATCAGATTCAGAACGGCGTTGTTGCGTCGTCCATGACGATTGAGCGCGGCTTTCTCGGCCAGACCGTTCCTACCTACATCGTCAACACCGGTATGCAGGTTGGTACGGCAACGTTCAACATTGTTTCCAAGGCGAAAATTACCGGCTCGTTTGCCTTCACTGGCATGGGCGGCGGCGAGTCCACCGTTACGTTGAGCGCGTCTCCGGACGCTGCAACTACTGGCCTCGTGATGGCTGCCAACGCAAACGTTGGTCGTCTCGGTGTCAATGGTTCGCAGTTGGTTGGGCCTAATTGGGCGAAGGAAGTGTCTTTCGTCATCGAAAACAACCTTCGAACGATCGAGTCA